CAATTTCAGCAAGAACATGACAGAGGCGACGAACAGTGCAAACGGTGCAGCAGCAACGGCAAACAATGCAGCGTCGACAGCGAGTGCAGCAGCAAAAGCGTGTCAAGGCATTGTGAACGGTCTCAACACTATGGTTGACACCGTCACAAAGAAATCATGTGTCCTCACGGTTGAGGATGGAATTTTGACGATAAGGGAGGCGTAAAAAATGGCAAGTGGAGACTTGATTGTAAAAGTAGCAGACAAAGACACACTCGACCGCACATATGCGAATACAAACGCTATACTGGCAGCAGTCGGGGAAGATGTAAGAATAAAGGGTGTAAAGCGTTACGGAATGAAAATCAACAAAAATGACAGCAATCCGGCGACACGATGCACATATCTTTTCGATGCGGTGGGAATGACACCCGCTGCGATGAATTATTCTGCCGGACGGTTCGATTTTGGAGACTGGGGAAACGTCTTTTTTGTAAAGAACAATTATCCGGCAATGGTCAAATATGACGGTACAGAAGATTATAAACTCGACCCGAACGACCACACAAAGAAAGCAGACGGAAAAACGGCATCCGATGTCTCAAACACGGCATACGGAGGAAATGCAATGAGTGTATTCGATGGCAGCGGTGACAAGGGCAAGATTTGGCTCTCACAGTTTGAAGTCGGAAACTATGAGTACATGATTATTTCAAACGTCCAGTACGATGAATCATACAACGATGACGCATATGTCAGAGAGGACGGTTCACATGCGGACAAACTCTATTTCCCGATGTTTGGCGGTTCGTATGATGGAACACGCATCCGCTCACTTGCAGGACAGGCACTCATGTATAACACAAACGCATCAACAGAGATTGCAAGAGCAAAGGCAAACGGTGCGGGATGGAATATCGGCTCATGGAGCAAACGAAACCTGTTGAATTGTATGCTCAAGATTATGTCAAAGACAGACAATTCACAGACTGCATTCGGACAGGGTCAGACATCCGGATATGTGAACGACGCATCACAGAATTACGGGCATCTTGCAACCGGAACACTCAAGGACAAAGGACAGTTTTTCGGATATAACGACACAACACATGAGGTCAAAGTGTTCTACATGGAAAAACCGTGGGGCAACCGTTGGGATAGAATCAACGGTCTGTTAATGGTAGGCGGTGAAATCCTTGCAAAGATGACACCACCGTACAATCTGACAGGAAAGGACTTTGAAAAGGTCGGAATCACATTCGCATCATCCGGCAACGGTTATCAGAAAGGAACAAAGTCAAGCAGATTCGGACGTATTGTCAATTCAATAGGTGGCAGCAGTAGCACATACACATGTGACTATTTTTGGTGGAATGCCGGAATTACTGCGGTCGCCCTTGTCGGCGGTCACTGTTACTCTGGCGAGTGCTGCGGTGCGGATTGCTTGGATTTGAGCGATTCTGCGGGCATTGCGAGCTGGTCCTTCGGTGCGTCCGTTTTCTTAGAACAGCCTATCGCTGCGTAAGCAGCAGGGGGAGGAACGGAGGGGGAACGCCTCCGCTATTCCCGCCGTTAGGCGGTGTGGTCGTTTTTAGAAAAATGAATATAGGGATATAGGGTGCGGTGTCGGGCGGCGTTCCTGCTCCCTGCGGTCGCCCTTGTCGGCGGTAACTGTAACAATGGCGAGAACTGCGGTGCGGATTACTTGAATTTGAACAATTCTGCGGGCAATGCGAACTGGAACATCGGTGCGTCCAATTTCTTCTCATATCGGAGCGTTTAATCAAATGCAGCCTATATCCCACGCCACAAGGCGAAAATCATTCCGGATATAGGGTCGGTTGAGTAAGCATCCGCACAAAAACCGATAGGAGATAAGAAAATACTATATGAGAAGTTACAACAACCTATATGAACCAATGTTACAAGACGACTACATAAAACAGCGTTTTATAAATGCATCCAAAAAGAAAAAGAACAGGAATGATGTGCGGGAGGTATTAGAGAACCTCGATGAACACACAGAACTCTTGAAAAAGATGTTGACAGAGGAGTTGTTCATTCCGGACTATCACAAACCGAGCATCATCAACGAGAGCAGCAGCAAGAAAACACGCCGTATATTGAAACCGCATTACAAATATGAGCAGGTTATTCATCATTGTGCAATAGGTCAGTTCAAACCGATTGTGATGAATGGATTGTATGAATTTTCCTGCGGGAGCATACCGGACAGGGGTGTTCATTACGGAAAAAAGTACATGCGGAAATGGCTTGATTCATACGACGGGAAAAAGTTCTTTGTTCTCAAGATGGATGTACACCATTTCTTTGAATCCATAAACCGGAGAATCCTCAAGAGAAAACTCAAAGCAGTAATTCGGGATAAACGGTTTTATAGATTACTCTGCATACTGATTGAACATGACAAAATAGCACTCGTTGCAAAGATTTTGACGGATGCAGGTGTTGAGATTGATGCAGAACAGACAAAAACGCTTGTCGGGTGCATAGCATTTGACGACATCTCCGGAGCGTTGGAGGTCTTGAGGGAAATCGGCATCGCCGGAGCGATGTTCGAGGAACTGAAAATAATTATTGAGGAGATGCGAAAAGGCGTTCCGTTGGGATATTTTACATCACAATGGTTCGGCAATTTTTACTTGAAAGCACTTGACCACTACATCAAGGAGGAACTCCATGCAGAACATTACATGCGATACATGGATGACATGGTGATACTGGGTAAGAGCAAAAAGAAACTGCATAAGATGCACAGGGCAATCGAGACATATCTGAACGACAACCTTGACCTTGAGATAAAAGGCGACTGGCAGGTGTTTAGATTTGAATATCCGGTGATGAAAGACGGGAAACCAGTGCTTGACAAGAACAGAAAGCAGGTCACAAAGGGGCGTATGCTTGATTTTATGGGATTTCAATTTCACCATGACCGGACAACTATCCGGAAATCAAACATCGAGAGTGCGAGACGCAAGGCGAACCACATCTCAAAACAGGATAAAATCTCATGGTATAACGCATCGGTGATGTTGTCATATATGGGATTGTTCAAACACACGGACACATACAACTATTACATTGAATACATCAAACCGAAAATCAATGTCAAGAAACTCAAGAGGATAGTTTCAAAGCATAGTAGAAAGGAGAATGAGCAACATGACAGACTGGAAAAAGGTGACAGGAACACAGCCGGAACGTCCGGAGGAAATCGACAGGACATCGTCTCCGTCAACGGTCTATCTGCGTAAGAACATCGAGCAGGTGAAGAAAGAGGTTGAGGGAGCAGACGGAAAGATGCAGACCGTGACCGAATGGCAGTACGACGAAAAGGAAATGACGGTTGAGGAATATGAGAACATGGCTCTCATGAAATCCGTCGTTGAGGAGAACACATCCGGAATCGTCGAATCAGTAACACAGTTTCAGAAAGATGCGGTCATCGACGAATACACCGCACAGTTAATCGAGGAGGGTCTGATTTAATGAGAATACTTGTTGAAAGTCTGAAAAGAATGTACACAGTCAAAAAAACGCTCACAAAGGAGCAGGTTGCCGAGAGAGTGGCAAGAGGTAGCATTTCAGCGGACGAATATGAATACATCACAGGGGAGAAATACTCCGGCGGTGATGCAGAATGAGTCCGCTTGAAATAATCTCACGATTGTGTGATGTGACGGAGAATCTATCCGCAATCGTGAAAAAGCAGCAAACAATCATTGAACAGTCGAAAATCGAGGAGACGGTCAAGGCAGAACTTCGGCAGGAGGTAGAGGAGACAGACAGGGAGATGGATGTTCTTGAATACCACATGAGGAGATACTGCGACACCGATGACATCGAGGCGACAGAGTTCGGAAAGGAGAACGCCGTTGACGATTGAGATTTCCCTGTTGCTCTCCGGAGTATCTGTTGCGTTTGCGATTTTTTTCGGTATCTGCTCAAAGCAGAGAAATGAGAAAAAGGACACACAGGAAGATGCGGAACAGAGAGCAACAACCGACACGATGGTGATGGTGAAACTTGAGAACATTGCAGACGACCTCAAAGACATCAAACGGGAATCGAGAGAGAACCGTGAGGAGATGAAAACATTGAGAGAGCGTGTTGTCATTGTGGAACAGTCACTCAAGAGTTATCACAAGAGACTGGACGGAGAACAGCATTCCGACCGATAACAGGAGGGCAGGAAACGGGCAAGAATCAACCTCACAGAAAAGAGGCAATACATGAGAATGACAGAACAGGAACGTCGCATCAGAATCCGGCATCTAAAAAGAATGTATCGGATAAGAGAGCGAAAAGAGAGACATGACAAAAAGGTGTCCGGTCTGTTCATGAAACGTGTTGTATTCACTTTGATTCTTGCAGCATTTATCTTTACAGTCGTGATGATATTTGTGTTTTTACGGATGGGTTCAGAGCCGTCGACACTGATTGAGAATGTATTCAGATTTCTTTCAGTTGAGGGCGGTGCAATGGCACTCATTAAGTCCGTGAAAACGGTCAAGGGAACAAAGTCAAACGGAGAAATACAACACAATGACGAACCGGAACAGGATGACGAGGAGGTACAAGGATGAAATACATCGTCGAGAATTGGTTTGTGATTGTGGGTCTGATTGCGGTATGTGCAGCGGGAGGATATGCAGTATATGTTTTCGTGAAAATGCCGTCAGACAAGCAGTTGAACAAAGTGAGAGAATGGCTGCTCTATGCAGTCACAAAGGCAGAAAAAGAACTGGGAGGCGGTACAGGTCAAATCAAGCTGCGTTATGTATATGACATGTTTGTCACAAGGTTTGCGTGGCTTGCGAGAGTGATTTCTTTTGAGGCTTTTTCGATGATGGTCGACGAGGCACTTGAGAGAATGAAAAAGATGCTTGAGAGCAACAAAGCGATGCAGACGCTTGTGAGCGGTGAGGCAGGTGAAACGGTTGAAAAGGATATGTGATTTCGCAACCGGAAACGCACACACAATCGTGCTGATATATGCAATCGTCGCTGTCATCGTATGGGTGGCGGTAAATCTGTATTTTTGGAAAATTTCTTTTGATTTAGACAGAGAAATTCGGGAAGAAATGAGAGAATACGGGGATTGCTATTCTGACACGGACGAGGCAAAATTCGGGAAACACATAACAAGGTTGACCGGATTCATCATTTCAATTCCTGCTGCGGTGATGTGGTGGTGTACACCTCTAATCGTGGCGGGATTGATGATATATGACAAGATACAAGAAAAGAATCCGGAATTGTGCGGATTCAAAGCAGACGATTTTGACAAGGAGGAAAACAAATGATTTCAAATTGCGGACATGATGAAAACGGAAGATATTCCGGAGGAAAAGCAGGAGACCAGACAGGTACAGAATGGCGGGTAATAAATTGGTATAACAGACCGTGGAAATGTGTTCTCCGTCATCCGAATGCGGATGTGAGAGCGATGATTGCAAGCATGGCAAAGGCAGCAGCAAACAACAACCTCATAGGATATGACCAGTCACAGAGGGGTACATTTTGGACGAACCTTGCAGATTCCAACTACGACCCTGCACAGATTACAGTCGCATGTGAGGCAGACTGTTCATCCGGTGTCGCTGCAATCGTAAAGGGAGCAGGTTACAGACTGGGAATTGACGCACTGAAAAAGGTGAGTACGGCTTGTTATACTGGAAACCTGCGGGCAGCACTCAAGACAGCAGGATTCGAGGTGCTGACAGAAAGCAAATATCTGACATCGGATGCATATTTATTTGCGGGAGACATTCTCCTCAACGACAACGCTCACGTTGCGACAAATCTGACAACAGGTTCAAAAGCGTCCGGAACATCAGCACCGAGCAAAAGCATCAATGAAGTAGCGAAAGAGGTCATCAACGGAAAGTGGGGAAATGGTAGCGACAGAACAAACCGCCTCGCAGCAGCAGGATATGACGCAAAGGCAGTTCAGAACGAAGTCAACAGAATTTTGAAAGGGAATGCAACGACACCGAGCAAAAGCATCAATGAAGTAGCGAAAGAGGTCATCAACGGAAAGTGGGGAAACGGTAGCGACAGAACAAACCGCCTCGCAGCAGCGGGATATGATGCAAAGGCAGTTCAGAACGAAGTCAATAGAATTTTGAGATAGCAGGAGGAATAAACATGTTATACTATTTAGGCAAAGGAACAGAGTTCAAGAAAGAGGACTGCAAAGAGTACAAGAAACTTGATGCAGCATTAAGGGCAGCAGCAAAGGACGAGAGCCTCGTTGTTTGGGATGAAACCGGAAAGGTCATCGGTTCGCTCACGGATGATGTTCCGGAGGGAGCGTTGCAGACAAATCCGGACGGCAGTGTCAACACATACGATGCGGACGGAAACAAGACCGGAACAGTAGACGCAGAGACACTCAAGGAAATGACAACGGTCAATGACGATGTGAGCGAACTTGCAACCGGAGACAATGAGCAGGAAACATCGCAGAAGAACGCAGAGGACGACGAGAATGCCTCAAATGAGGATAAGGCGACAAATCCACCGACCGAACAGGAAAATGGCGAAAATGGGGCGAATACAGAGCCGGACAAGGCAACAGAGGAGCAGCAGGAGGACAAGGTCATCATTCCGCAGGGCAAAATGAGGGTGACAGTCATTTGTGACGGTTCACTCAATATCAGACGTTCGGCAGAATGGGGCAATGACAACATCTGCGGTCGTGCTATCAGAGGACAGTCATATTATGTGAAAGAGATTCATGTTGTCGACGGAAAGAAGATGGTCAGAACAATCGGCGACCTTTACCTCTCCGGAGAATCCGAGCATGTACAGTTCGAGCAGTTGTGATATAATAAAGCAACGGGAAAACGCTTGAGAGAATATGCGTAAAAGACGGGTAACTGACAAACGGTCAAAAAATGCCGTAAAATAGGCGTTTGGAGTTATGCAAGCGATAATCGACTGCTCAGACTATATCAAAATGGTTCAAAAACCCCGGAAAATCAAGGCTTTCCGGGGTTTTCTT